GGCGCGCCAACATTACGTGCGCTTCGTTACCTGCGAGTGAACTCGAAGCACTGCCAGCCAAGCCTCACGACATCGACACGAACGAGGAGGCACGTAAAGCATGGCGCACGGCAGCCCGTGACGTACACGGCAGAAACACAGCGGCCAAAGGGAAGATACTCTCGGTCGCCAAGACGGTCGCCATCGCCACCAAGTTTGCGCAGGAAGACAAAATGTACTTCCCAAAGTGCGTGGACTTCCGTGGCCGGGTGTACGACCTGCCTATGTTTCTGAAGCCACAAGGCGACGACATCTCCAAAGGTCTCCTGATGTTTGCCAACGGGAAACCTCTGGAGGACATAGGCGGTTACTGGCTGGCCGTCCACGGCGCGAACGTCTGGGGAGAGGACAAGTGCTCTCTGGACGACCGCGTTGCGTGGGTACAGGCCAATGAGAGCCGTATCCTTCGTGCTGCCGCGCAGCCTTTCGAGGAGCGTTTCTGGATGGAAGCCGACAAGCCCTTCCAGTTCCTCGCGTTCTGCTTTGAGTGGGCCGTGGCGCTGGAGCAAGGTGACGACTACGTGTCTCACCTCCCAGTGGCTCTGGACGGCTCCTGCAACGGCCTTCAGCACCTGTCAGCGATCCTCCGCGATCCTGTAGGCGGTGCGGCGGTGAACCTACTGCCCGCTGAGAAACCGCAGGACATTTACACAGAGGTCTTGAACAAGGTACTTGAGGTGCTCAAAGAGAAAGCCGCCAGAGGCGAGCCGACCGCGCAGCGCTGGATACCGCTCATGAAGCGCAAGACAGTGAAGCGTAACGTCATGACGTTGCCTTACGGGGCGACTAAGACAGGCTTCGCAGATCAGATCATGGAAGACACCCTGCGCCCCTTACAGCGCGACGGTGCGTGTCCTTTTTCTGAGCCTTACAATGCGGCCAGGTATCTAGGAGAGATCGTCTGGGAAGCCACAGGGCAAGTTGTAGTGGCCGCAAGGGTCGCTATGGACTGGCTTCAGGAGTGCGCGAAGATCGTCGCTAAGGAAGGACACGACGTGCAGTGGACGACGCCTTCTGGCTTCATCGTAAAGCAGGACTATCGGAAGCTGGACAGTAAGCGTGTGTCTCTGAAGGCGCTGGGAACTGAAGTGTTTGTCAACGTCGCGCAGGGGCCGAGCCCTAAGCTAGACAGTCGAAAGATGTCAGCCTCTATCGCTCCTAACTTTGTCCACGCGATGGACGCGGCGCACATGCTCAAAACGGTCGAGATCATGACTAACACTGACAAGTCTCTGCACTTCAGCATGGTGCACGACAGCTACGCCACGCACGCGGCGGACGCTGAAACACTATCTAACCTGATCCGTGCAGCCTTCGTTCAGATGTATCAAGAGGACGACTGGCTTGAGCGTTTCAAAGAGGAGATCGAGGGACAGACAGGGTTAGAACTGCCTGCCGTGCCACCACAGGGCGAGCTAGTGCTACAAGACGTGCTAAGTTCGCTGTACTTCTTCGCTTGATACGTCATCCCCTCAAATTAAAACCTGCAGTAAGCGGAAGACCCCTAGTGATCCCACGTCACTGGGGGTTTTTCTTTTGGTTTAACAGCCAGTTCGGTCAAAACCTGCAGTAAGCGGAAGACCCCACAGTTTTCCCTTAGTTACACTTAGTGAACACCGGCGTTACTCCGGTCCCTTTAAGTAACATCAAGAGACCCAAATGAAACTTACCTACGAGCCTGACACAGGCCGTGGCTACGTTGACATCTCTGATTCCAACATTGACCCAGACCAACGCTACGCCGTCCGAACAACATCGGTCGGTGTTTCCGCTAAAGGTCTCGTTGAGTTGGGACAGTGGATCACCAAGGTAGGCCGCGACATCATTCGTGAAGAGAAGCGAGAGGCCAAAGAGGCCACCGCGTCATCCCCTACAACTACTGAAGAATAGGAACATCTATGTCTGATAACACAGAAGCTGAAACCATGCCGGAAGCTGAAGCTACCGCTGTGGGTCCTTACGTATCCTACAAGGTTACTTTGATTTACGGCGAGAACGGTCGTTACACGTTCGCTGACGGTCTCCCAGAGGAAACCGTTGAAGCGTTCTGCCACGGCGTCCTTCGTGAAGGTATCGAGATCGAGCTGCAACCTGGCGTTCGCCGCTTTGTCCGCCCCTTCGAGATCGCCCTGACGGAGATCGCACAGTAACATGCAGCAAGTCCGAAACATCCACCACGCTCACGTAGGTCGTACCTACAAGGTGGTGCTGGCAGACGACAACCTTCCTGTTCTTGAACCTGTAGAGACCCGTGGTCGCCCTCGTGGTCTCTCAGGGGAACAGGTGATCGCTGCCCGTGCCCTCCGTAACTGCGGACGCACCGAGGAGTTCATCGCCGATGCCCTAGAGTGCTCTCGCGGTGCCGTTCAGACTGCTCTGGGTGGTCGCTATGCCTAAGCGTCGTCCCCTCGTGTTGTCTAACCTGTCTCGAACACGTGCGTCACGATTAGCCTTCGCAATCCTAGACGCTGCGCAAGACGAGCGCCTTGAATACATGACCGCTGCCCTCGGTCTCGTTCTGAAGACCATGTGCGATGTCAAAGGGCTCTCCCCCCAAGACATCATGACCGCTGCTGGCAATATGCTCACGGCGGAGGGACTTGAAGACGACAACTACGTCACGGCCCTCAAGACTTTCATACGGGATGATGTCCCGAACCCAATCTAAGGAAACTTCCAATGGAACTCGAACTACTAGCCTTCGAACAGGCTCTTGCATCTGGTGAACCCGAATGCCTCGACATCCCCGCGATGGCTACTGACGTTTACATCGAGCTGACACTCCAAGGCTACGCGCCCGAGTACCTCGAAGACTTCTTTTCGTAATTGAATAAGTGGCCAAGGCCACACAAAAGGAAACTACATGTCCACCAAAGAAATCATTCACATTGAAGGCGTAGCTGTATGGCCTCACCTCACTAAGCCTGACACCAAGTGGAAGGAAGAAGGCGTGTACCACACCAAGCTACGGATCGACCCCGACACCGCAGAGCCTCTGCTTGCGCGCCTCGAAGCGATGCAAGAGCAGGAGCGGGAGGTCGCCCAGAAGAAGGCTAGAGGCAAGAAAGCCAGGCCTGCCGACCTGCCAATCCAACCAGAGTATGACGACGATCGCAAGAAGACTGGCTATTACATCCTCAAAGCTGGTACGAAAGCGTCCGGCACGTCCCGCAAGACTGGCAAGAAGTGGCAGCGCAAGCTCCCTCTGTTCGACGGCAAAGGTAAGCCCGTCCCGAGTTCTGTTTCAGTCTACTCTGGGTCCGTCCTGAACCTCGCAGTTGAGCCTAAAGCGTGGACTAACCCGAAGGCCGAGTTTGGTGTTAAGCTGTACCTAGAAGCTGCGCAGATCATTAACCTAGTCAACGGCAGTGGTTCCTCTGCGAACACTTTCGGTTTCGGTGAGGTCGAAGGCGCTGACGTTATCCACGCTCCTGACGAGCCTGCAGACGACAACGATGAGATCGCCAACGACAACGATGACGATCAGGACTTCGCCTCAGAGGAAGACTACGACTTTGCCTAAACGAATGAGCCAATCGCAAGTTGGTCTCGTTCACGGTTTCCGCTCTGGCCTCGAAGGGTCTATCTCTGAGAGGCTGGAGCAACAAGGCGTCCCGGTGATCTTCGAGCAATTCTACATCCCGTGGAAGCTCGAGAAGAACTGTAAGTATACCCCGGACTTCCTTCTGCCCAACGGCATCATCATCGAAGGCAAGGGTCGCTTCGTTACGCAAGATCGCCAGAAGCACGTCTACGTCAAGAAGCAGCACCCGGACTTAGACATCCGGTTTGTCTTCTCGCGTTCCAAGAGCACCATCTCGAAAACCTCTAGGACGACCTACGCCAATTGGTGTGAGACGAAGGGGTTTCAATACGCGGACAAGACGATCCCCGACGCGTGGCTCCAAGAGCCCGTGAACGAAGCCTCCCTCTCCGCCATCCGAACCCTTCTTAAACAACAAAAACGAGAGGACCTGCTACCATGAACTTCATCAAGCATTTCTTCTGCGGACTGATCAACGGCCACGACCACGTCATGCGGTGGACCCATTACGGCCCTAAGCATATCCGCACGACCTACATGTGCTCAAAGTGTGGTCACCACAGCGTGGTAGAGCGTCCAAGGAAGAATAAACTATGAGACCTCAAACCCATATCGAGAAAATCGTGGTCCACTGTGCGGACACACCCGCAGAGATGGACATCGGCGCTGACGAGATTGAGCGTTGGCACCTAGACCGTGGCTGGGCCGACATCGGGTATCACTATGTGATCCGCAGGGATGGCGTGGTCGAGTTCGGTAGGCCGGAGGGTATCCAAGGCGCTCACGTTCGGGGCCACAATCGGAACTCCATCGGCATCTGTCTAGTTGGCGGTAAAGGTCTGTTCAACTTCACCTCGATCCAGATGGTTGCCTTACAGGAACTGTTTATGACGTTGAGCAAACGCTACCCGGACGCCGAATGGTTTGGACACC